CTGCGGTTCTTGATTAGATCGAAGTTGGCAATGCAACCAACGGACGAAATTTATATATATATCACATTATTTATTTAGTTATTTATTTATTTGTTTTTGGGTTTATATTATTGCACTAATAAAAGGTGCTCGGAACTAGTTATAAAGATTAATCTAGTTCATCCCAATGAGATCTGGGTACTCCAATCGCTCCAAAGGAGTTCAAGGCGCCAGAGATTGCTCCGACTGCGGCTCCTGGTGCGTTGCCTGTTATGTAACCGGCAGCTCCATTGATAAGAGCATTACCTGCTACTTCTATCATTTTGCTAGATGCCTCATCAGTGAAGTCAGATAATTTGTTCCTGATCCTCTGAATCCATGTGCTGTTCTCTTTACTAGGTGGTGAAACTAAATATCTTCCTCCATTGCTGCTCATTACTCGATTGATAAGATTAAGAGATCTCATGTCTGAGCTGCTTTCTTCTGTTGGAGATAAGTAATTTGACTGGGCAACAACAAACTCTACATTGATGACTAATTCAACTTTAACGGTGACTTGTGGGTTAGTTGTTCCTGTATTACCATTCTCTATTCCGAAACCACTTATAACTAAAGTGCTGCTGTTTGCATTGAGGGGCCAGTTGTTGAAGTTGAGGTCATTGAAGTCTTTAGGTTTCCAAATAACTTCTACTCTATCTTGGATTCTATACTCTTGCTTGACTCCTTGGATTTGGGTAGCATCTTCTGAATAACCAATCATTGGTTGACCGCCGATGTCTACTGGCATATAAGCTGCAGTTATGTATCCTGTTGTGTTAGCTGTAGCTCCTGCAACGTAAGCATATAACGAAGCTCCTGTACATCTGGTCTGGATTGCCATCCCGCTGGGTAACTTAGTCTGTAGGTCTGCAACATTAGTTGCCACCACATTCTGAATCATACCAGTGGTTAATGACACGTCGTTCATGATCTGTAGAGTATACGCAGATGCTTCGGGTCTTGCTAAAATCTGGAAGTTCCCATTGGTGTTTACTTGAAAAGTGTGGTTGTAGAAGAACTTCTGCTTAGCTGTAGCCTGGGAGATAAATCCGGGTAGTCCTGCTGCTGGTGCATTTCTGGGGTCGCACATGGATGCGACAATATCTGCCATATCCTTGCTTGAACCAGAGCCCAGACGAAGGAAACGATTATATTGCATAGGCGAGTAACGAGCTCTTGCAATAACACCAGGCTTGTAGGCTCTTTGATTATTCTGGGGTTTGTACAAGGCAACAGTGGTGGTATGTTTGTTCTTGCTTTGCGTCTCCTTAACAACAGCTTGGACATTGCGTTTCTTGTTATTGTTTCTTTGATTTTTCTTACCGCGAGGCATTTCGATTAATCCGAGTTGGGGTTGATCTTTTAATATTTGCTTCCCTCTAACTTTCTTTTGAAACATAGCATCGAAGAGGGGTGATTCCATGTATTGTAGTTCATCGTTGAAATAGATGCTACAGTCGACTAAGGGGTTGATACCATATTTAGCCTTCCACATGAGACGTACTTTCCAGGGATCGCACTTGGAAACGTCACTGACATGCATTGACATTTGGTAGGAATTATACAGCTCTCTAACATTTGCTCTCTGTTTACTAGTTATAGGACCTGTGTAACCTGCCTTGTGGAGTTGGTCAAATCCGTGTTTAATAATATCGCTAATCCCTGGGACGTTTAACCCCCAACTTTTCAAGCACAAAAGCATACAGAATCTATGGTCCAGAGCGGTGAATTTTTTGCTGATCTTACGGGTATATTGACCAGACAAGAATGCTTTAAGAGTCCTAAAGACAAAGAACTCTCTTGTGTCTGTTCGAATAGTATCACGACTAGCGAATTCTGTGTATTCAAGGGGTAGAAAGACCAACTCTTTAATCGTCATACCGTATCCATTTGTATCTGCAGTGTCATCTCTATTAAAGAATTCGTATAAATGGTCTCTGATTAAGTTTCGGTGTTGAAGGTTGTGTCCTTTTGCCATGCTGTCATCACCTGTTACAGACAAGTAGATATCATTGTTCCTGGTGTGTCTCCAGCGAGGAAATCCTTTCCATTCACCCAAGTAAGCCTCATTCCATTTCAAGCCTAGTTGGTCTAACATGAACCCGTTACAGACTATAAGCCTAAGACTATTACCAAATGTAGTCTCAATTGCCATGCCACTGTTCACAGTGCCTTCTAAGCCAACTGTCATGAATGGTAAACCACCCTTAGTATCTCTACATTTGATGATACTACGATGATTGAAGAGTTTCTCCCTAAGATTTATCTGCTTGTCATAAGGAATATTCGCCAAGAAAGCCAAGTAGTCGAAGTACTTTCTCCAGAACCAATCATCTATCCTAAATAGTTGAACGCCCTGGTGAGCGTCATGGTTAGAAGAATCAAACCCAATAGTAAATCCGTGAGCCAAATGGATCAAATCTTCAGTCCAATATACTCCCATATCTTTGGAACTCATAGCATGTATGAACTGAGGAAATATGAAGGATAACATGTTCAGAGCTTGATGATTGAGTGGTAGTTGCCAACCCATCATGCTCTTATTAGGGACACATATGTTACGTGGCTTGTCTGAGTTGATTACGTCTTCTAATGTGCCGAATTTAGCTTCATCATTCTTGGTCATTGCTTCAAATACTGGTCTCATCTTCCCTTGCGTGAGGTTGTCGAGATAAAAGGCACGCTTCTTAGGATTCCTACTTTTAAAATAGTCTTCTGTGGATGAATTCATCTGATATGCCTTTAATCTCTCATCCATGACAGGTCCAAGTTTAGTGTCGAGGTAATTGATAACCTTGTCCATGAGTTTAGGATCCGCTTTAGTTACTTTACCGCATAATCTCATAATAACTGAATACACCATATTAATCACGCAAGTATTGAGGTAGTAGGTGCCTATAATCACATGTCCTGCAACGACAGTGTCATAGCCTGTGCATTCGTACACCACTTTCCTGCATGTACATCTGAAATCTGAACCGGTGACAACCTGACCTTTATCAAACTTTGATTGTATGTTACGATCATGGAATGTGACTCGCTTGACGTATGGGCTGATGTTGTCTTTTGTGAATGCTATACGTGCTGGATCTACATGTGCCCCTCTCTCTATTTGTCTACCTCTGACATAAGTTTTCTTATGAGCATGTAGATAAGTTAAAATCTTCCTAAGGACTGTGAGAGCACCGACACCGACTGATAAAGGAACCATGTACTTCATCACGGGATATAAAGGAGCTAAGACTGGTACATATGCTCTAATAGCTATGTTGCAGCCGATGGAAAGTACATTAGTTACAACGACTTCTGTAATAGTCTCTTGCAGATCTTGCCTAGCTACCGTCTTAACTAATTTTTCATAGTTTTGAGGGTGAACATTCAACTCTGGTTTATCAGCTAAAATAGCATCCACTTGTTTATGTAAGTGCTCGACTCCGATAACCTTTTGCCAAAGTGTATATTTCTTCTTGAGAGGTAATTTAGCGGGTCGCTTGTCTTCGAGGTCTAATTCTTCATATATCTTATTAGTCTCCTGGATTATTCCTCTACTAGGGTGTTGGTTTTTTGGTGGTTCATTGAGCGTTTTTGCCAGGCCTGGGATTTTAAAGGCGAGGTTTGCTGCCAACTCAAAAACCATCTTCTTAGCTTTCACAGGGAATGGTTCGTTTGTATCATCTGGCTTGATGCGATAGTGAGGTTGTTGTTGGTCTATCTTGAACTTGGCTATATGCATTTGGTGTTTATCTACACAGTAGGAAATCATTGCAGGGAGAAGTTCAATAACATCTTCTGTTATAGGTATCTTACGGTCTTGGAGAGTGTATTGTACTGATGTTACTGCTCTTGAATAGTCTTGCTGGTTATAATTAGAACTGGTTGCAAGCATGACTTCACTAAGTATGTCCTTAGGTGCATAACATACTCTCTTTTCACTAGAGTAAGTGAATACGTTTCTGAATATTCCTTTTTCTGATATAGTTAAAGGGACAGTCTGTTCAATTTTCTGGTAAAGATGGTCCTCAGATGACATATCACATGCGAATCCAGAAGCGTTATAGGAAACTTCAATTATAACGTAGCTCATTTGTGGGCCTATAGGACTACGACTCTTTTCAACATATGATATGAATCCCTCTTTGTAGCTCTCACTCCTAGAACCGCCGGCAAAAGGATGGGCTGGCCAGTGGAAAGGGGGGTGAATGTAAGGTCTATTACCGTATGGTCTCCATATTACTAGGTTACCTTTCACTGTCACTGAAACTTCATTGCCAACTGTTCCATAAGTACCATCGCGAGAGGGTATAGCTGGAAAACTGATAAATGCACGTTTTGTTTTTTTCAGATAAAGCATTTCCTTAATAAAAGGCATAACTCCATCATACCAAACACAATCGTGAGCTGTTATCACATCCAGTTTAGGTGCTGTTTCTGCAAGTTTTCTACTCGCTGTCTTTTGGATGAAACAATTGGGGAGCCAGTCATCAGTAATTGGGAATTCAGAATGGCAGACTATGTAACTCTTATCTTCATGATCCTGAGGTGGTCTAAGAGCAAACAGCTTCTTCCTAGTCATTTTTATCACTTTATGAAGCTTACAACCGATATCTCCTACCTCTTCCACGTCATCCATTTTAGCAATCAGACTGTGCATCTTCATCTGATTGATGTCAGAAACTGTTCTAATTAATGGGTGGTGGTAGAAGCATTGTTCACGGGATTCCCAGTCTTCAGGGTAGTTCTTAACCATTTCACCTATATAGTATTTCTTTAAGTACTCTTCTGCTTCGCGGGTGAACTGGTATATAATATTCAAACTCTTAACTCCTCCTGGGCCGGTGGACCAACCTCTGAAAGCATGCCATTTAGGGTCAGCATCAAGAGCACTACTATTGTCATGCTTCTTCTTAGAGGGTTTTGTTGGGGAAGTGACCAATACATTAGTTGTGGGTTTAAGGGGTTTTAAGATCACATCCTTCTTTGGCTTTGGCACAACAATTTCTGGGACATCTGTCAAGGATTTCTTCCTGATGACTATCTCTTCAGTTGAGGCTTCAGAACTAGTCTCTTCTACAAATTGGTGTAAGTTAGCTGCCATTTTAATACAGACATTCTTTGGTAGTAGGACCATAGCGTGGGTATCCTTCATACTATTGTTGATGGGGTTTTTACTACTGAACATGTTGTCATCATCAGAACTCTCATCAATATAAATACTGGCCATATCGGGTTGTACTTCCTCATATTTGGTATTTTTCCAGTAGAGAGGGATCCCGGCTTTATCACAAATGTCCGCTAACTCACCGATCATGACATCACCTTTCCTTACAGAAGTCAAGTCAGCTCTGTCTTTTGCAACATAGTCATAAAGGTCTTGCTCTCTTTGGAAGCTCATGATCTTATCATAAGCCTCTGGCCTGCGTGCTAAAACGTCATTAATAGCATTAGCAAGTGTAAAGGCAAATAGCCAACACTCACCTTCATGGGAAGGAACATCAAATGCGAGCATTTTACTACCGTTTAGCATGGCGTGCGACGTCTTAAAGATCGCGCTATCCTTAGTGAGTATCTCTTTACGACCTGTCTTCCTCCCTTTGCCCCGGACAAACCTACAAAAGGTGTTGTACATTCCTGTCCTGATCTTATTCTGTATATCCCTCTTTGTGCGACTCTTTGCGACAAACTTGATTCCTTTCTCAGTACAGGATCCCTTAAAGACAGGGGCATGTGGTTCACCTTTTTGAGTATACTTAATCTCAGGTAATTTGCGAAAATGGTCTTGGTAGTATGAGTTAAGCTTGTTGATGCCTTCCAAATCGACTTCAACATTAGTGCAGTCCTTGACTCCTTGTGGGGAGATAAGGTCTGGGCTACTACTCTCATCGCAAGGTAAAGGAGATAGTCGTAATCCGGGTGGGCATTGCAACTTATTTGCATTATGGAGTTGAGAAGCCATGGACCTGGTATCTGAGGGTCTCTTGATGACGTGTTCTTCGTCTCGAGGAGCGAATCCATGCAATCTTTGATAGTATTGATCACGCGGGGCTTCATCCATAAACGTAGGGACTGAGCATACTTTATCGTCTCGACTTTGTGATTGGGTGAACATCTTCTGCCAATCAATGTCCGTTGATGGATAAGGAGGTAAGTACTCATTGCCTTTCTCACCTTGGTACTCTGCATAGGTGGGCGGCACTTGAAAGAACTTCTTAATCTCCGGTGTGGGAGGGTTGTTGTCAACGGGGACTCCTGGGGGAGCTTTGAAGTGTTCATCTTCTTCAATAATCAAACGATTGCTGAAGGACATCACTTTCTTGTCGTCGTTAGACGGGTTCACATCTGCGAGCTCTACTTCAATAGCTTTGCTTTCAGGGTAAACACGAGTGGTCAATTTTACATTCATTCTAACTTTTAACAAATTGTCTCTCTTGTTAAGGGCCTCCAAGAGAGTAGGGTCATTAATCTCAAAGGTTCGAGATTTGAAATGGACTTTCCAACTATTAGCGCCGTACATTAAGATCAATAAGTTTAAAATTTTTGAAGATTGTAAGATTGGG